GCTTCTTACTAATGACTAAACAAGACTCCCTTCGCGCGAAACAGCGCCAAAATGACCTCAACGCTTTTCGTCGCTATGAACGCCAATACTGGCTCGCCTATGCCCGTAGCCAAAATCCGCACCCTCCCAGGTGGCGCAACAGTTCAAGTCACAGTCGGCAACTTCAGAGGTATTGTCAGCTCGACGCGCTCGACTGAACACAAAATTCGGCAACTCCGCTCCTATTGGCAAAAAGCTCATTACCGCCAAATGTTGAGCTAAACTTTGCTCAACTTTGTTTTGATAGCGTTGGCATCAATATCAGATCTAAAGTCAGATCACAAAAATGCTCGACGTCGTACTGATCGATCTTCTGACTTAATTAAAGAGTCGCTGCAACGATATGGTGCAGCAAGGTCAATTGTCATTGATGAAGAAAACCGCATACTTGCTGGGAATGGAACCATCGATGGCGCTAAAGCAGCAGGCATTCGTCGTGTACGCATAATCGAGTCAGAAGGAGATGAAGTTATTGCTGTTCGTCGCACTGGCCTTTCAGAAGAAGACAAGGTTGGTTTAGCTCTCGCAGACAACCGCACTGCAGATCTCAGCGAATGGGATCAGGAGATGCTGCATCGGCTTTCAGAAGAACACGATCTGGAGCCTTGGTTCAATCAAGACGACCTTGATGAGCTGCTGAACGTCGTTGACGTTGATCCCGTTGAAGGCAACACCGATCCTGATGACGTGCCAGAGGCACCAGAAGACCCCATAACAAAACCAGGGGATTTATGGATTCTTGGCAACCATCGCTTGCTTTGTGGTGACTCCACCAACCCGCAGCATGTCGAACGTCTGATGGATGGCAAGAAGGCTGACATGGTCTTCACCGACCCGCCTTATGGATTAAGGACAAAAGTCCAATGGGGTTTTGGTGATGGCAAACAACACGGCAATGCCGCAGCAAAACGCGGCAACTTTAAGCCAGTTCAAAATGATGACATTGACTTTGAACCCTCGTTGCTGTTGACTTTTTTTGACTGTCCAAAAGTTATTTGGGGGTTTAACCATTTCTGCAGCAGGTTGCCTGATTCGCCCGGTGTTCTTGTTTGGGACAAAAGAGATGCTGTTGTTAGCAATGATCAATCAGATGCAGAGTTGGCATGGACCGACGCTATTAAAACTGCAAGGGTTTTTCGCCATTTATGGAATGGAATGATTAAAGCAAGTGAAAAAGGCGAAGCTCGCGTTCATCCAACACAAAAACCTGTTGCTCTTGCTGAATGGGCTTTTGATTTGCTTGATGCTGGCAAAGCGGTGGTTGACCTTTACGGCGGTTCAGGTTCCACACTCATTGCCTGCGAAAAGACTCGTCGCCACGCTCGCCTGATGGAACTCGACCCCGCTTACGTTGACGTTATTGTCAAGCGCTGGGAGGACTTCACCGGTAACACCGCCATCTGTGAGCCTGCTGCGTCACACTTTGTTCAAAATGAGCTGACGGACTGATGGGAAAAAAGTCCACCAAAATTGAAATGGACATGCGTATCAACCGTGTTGCTCGCCTTTTGGCAAACGGTGCTGTGCGCTCTGAGATCCTTCAGTACGCAGCAAAAGAGTGGGAGGCGTCAGATCGCACTGCTGACACTTACATCGCCCGTGCTAGGGACATCTTGCGTGCTGACTGGGAAACGGATCGCCTGACTTTTACAGCAGAGATTTTGGCCCAGCTTGCCACGCTTCAAAAAGAGGCTAGAAAGCAAAATAACCTTGGTGCTGCTTTGGGCTGTATTAAGACAGCTGCACAGATCACCCAGATTTTGCAGTGAGCATTCTGGCCCACATTGAAGAAGGTTCAATCCTCAAAAGAATTGGCGAGAATCACACGGCCATTGATGCGTCACTGTTGATTGATCGAGTCAAAGCTGATTTGCATCCAGGGCAGCGGGCTTTTGTTGACGATCAATCCACGCAGATCATTGGTCTGTCTGCTGGTTATGGTGCAGGAAAGACTCGTGCTTTGTGCGCCAAAACTCTTGCGCTGTCAATCGCTAACCAAGGTTTTGTCGGTTGCGTGATGGAGCCAACAGGTCCATTGATCCGTGACATTTGGCAAAATGACTTTGAAGCGTTTTTAGAACAGTACGACATTCCGTACAGTTTCAGAGCCTCTCCGCTTGCGGAATATGTCTTGCACCTTCCTGGCGGTGATACAAAAATTTTGTGCCGATCGTTTGAGAACTGGTCAAGGATTATCGGCTTAAACCTTGCTTGGGTATTGGCTGACGAGATTGACACGGTGACGCCTTCAATCGCTGAAAAGGCATTTCCTAAAATCCTTGGCCGTCTTCGCTCTGGCAATGTTCGTCAGTTTGGCGCTGCATCAACGCCTGAAGGTTTCCGCTGGATGTGGAATACGTTTGGTACAGAGCAGGCACAGCAGCGCAAAGACAGAAAGCTGATTAGGATGCGAACCGCAGATAATCCCCATCTGCCCCAAGACTTCATTGAAAGGCTGCAAGCCAACTACGATCCAAGCCTGTTGCAGGCTTACCTGGAAGGCCAATTTTGCAACCTTACAACTGGTCAGGTTTATGACCGGTTTGACAGAACAAAGCACGTAATAACCGATATTCCAGATGTCAGCGACGAACCTTTGAGAATCGGCGTTGACTTCAATATTGGGAATATGTCAGCTGTTATCGGTGTTCGTCTTGGGAACAAACTTCTCCTGATCGATGAGATCAGTGGCGCACATGACACCGACGCCATGGCACAAGAAATACGAAGACGATTTCCCGACCAAACGATATATATGTACCCTGACGCATCAGGCGGAAACAGAAGCACGAATGCCAGCAGGACTGACATTCAGATCTTGGAAACGTACGGGTTCAGCAATCAATCACCGAAAGCAAACCCTCCCATACGTGATCGGGTGGCTTCTGTGCAGGCTCTGCTGGAAAACGGAAAAGGAGAGGTAAGGCTGCAGGTTGCTGCCAACTGCAAGCGCACGATTGAATGCTTAGAGCTGCAAAGTTACACGGAAGGTGGTGATCCTGATAAAGATGCTGGCTACGACCACATGAACGATGCGCTTGGTTACCTGATCTATAGAGATTTCTCGATGTTGAATGCGCGTGCTGGTAGAGGCACTGGCATTAGGCTTTACTAAACTGCAAGCACTAGGCGGGTTTGGCTGTGTATTCGGGTTTCTCTGGGCGGCAACGTATTGGCAACGTCACTCAGGTCAATGACCCGAATACCTCTTGGGTAAATCAAGAACCTCACTGGGGTTTGATTGAAACGCTGCTTGGCGGAACGTACAAGATCAGAAAAGGCCATCGCAAGTTTTTGCCGCAAGAACCAAGAGAACTTGACGAGGCTTATGACAACAGGCTGCAACGATCAGTGCTTGCACCGTATTACGTCAGGTTGGAACGCATGTTGGCAGGGATGCTGACTCGTAAGCCTGTGCGCCTTGACGATGTTTCAGACGTAATCCGTGAGCAGCTGTTTGACGTTGACTTGCAGGGCAACGACCTGCAAACGTGGTTATTTCAAACCAGCAGGATCTGCATCAGATATGGACACGTTGGTGTTCTTGTAGATGCTCCGGCTTCTGGTGAAAATGGCAGGCCTTACTGGGTAAGTTATACGCCCCGAGATATTTTAGGTTGGCGATCAGAGTTGAAAGATGGCAAGCAAGAGCTAACGCAACTTAGGCTACAAGAAAAAATTGTTGTACCAGATGGCTTGTATGGTGAAAAGCAAGTCGAGCAAGTAAGAGTCTTAACCCCTGGCGCTTTTGAAATTCATCAAAAAGATCAACAAGGTGACTTCAAGGTTGTTGATGAAGGCCGTACAAGCCTAAGTGAAATTCCTTTCAGCGTTGCCTATTCAAACCGTATGGGAGTGCTGGAGTCAATTCCACCTCTTGCTGATATTGCTGAGTTGAACCTGCAGCACTATCAAGTGCAATCTGATTTAAGCAATCAGCTGCATATTAGTGCTGTTCCGATGTTGGCAATTTTTGGTTTCCCGCAAAGTGCAGAAGAGATCAGTGCAGGACCAGGAGAAGCGCTGGCATTGCCAGAAGGAGCGTCTGCCCAGTACATCGAACCTGCCGGCAACAGCTATGACGCGCAGTTTCGCAGGCTTGAGCAAATTGCGTCACAGATCAACGAACTAGGCCTAGCTGCTGTGCTTGGTTCCAAGCTTGTAGGGGAAACAGCAGCCGCTAAGCGCATTGACCGCAGTCAAGGTGATAGCACGATGATGATTGTGGCCCAGCAGATGCAAGACATGATCGACAACTGCTTGCGTTTTCATGCTCAGTACATGCAGGAGCCAAACGCTGGCAGCAGTTTGGTCAATCGTGATTTTATGGGAACAAGGCTTGAGCCCTTGGAGATTCAAGCGTTGTTGCAGCTTTACACCGCTGGCACGATTACACAGGAAACACTGTTGTTACAGCTAGAAGCGGGTGAAGTGCTTGGCGATAACTTTGATGTTGAGAACGAGCTGGAGGCTACGCAGAACGGTGGGTTGATAGAGATGAACACGCCTGAGCCAACACCCCAACCAGCAGAAGAAAGCACGATGCCAGAAGCGGAGGAAGTCGAGGGTGCTGAATAATGAGTTGGCTGGACAAGTTGCAGAAACCAAAACCACCACGCAAGCAGGTTCTGTATTTTGCCCAAGATGAGCTGAATAGCCGTTATTTTGCGGTTGTCAGATTGACTTGGTTTTGTGATGGCAAAGTTTGTGGAATTTCAGAAATGGCCCTCCATCACTACGATGTGAACGTTATGGAGCAGTTAATTTCTGTTGTTCATGAAGCGTTATATGAAGGAGCAGACGTATCGGCTTTATGTATTGCACCGGCAGAAGAATTAGGTCTTGAGCCAACATGACTACTCCAGCTGCGCTGTATCGAAATGCGGTTGATCTGAACCGTTTTAGCAACAACGTTGCGAAGCGCATTGCTGTTACTTATAACGATTTAATTTTGGAAGCTGTTGATCGGTTGCGTGGCATTGATGAGTTATCAGCACCAGCCAAGGCAGCAAGGCTTCGTGTAATTCTGGCTCAATTAAAAGAATCGCTTGAAGGTTGGGCTGGAGCTAGCACTGCACTTGCTGTTGAGGAGTTGCAGGGTTTAGCTGTTTTGCAGTCAGAGTTTGTTGAGGAGCAGCTACGCAAGGCATTACCGCTTGAACTGCGTGATCAGATTCGTAGCATTCAAATCAGTCCGCAGTTTGCTCAATCTGTTGCGACGGTTGATCCAACAGCAATCAATGTTGTTTCGTTAAGCGATGACTTACAGGCTGCTGTGACTGGAGCGCCTGCAACGTTTCAGCTGACTGCAACGCAAGGAACAGCAATAACGCTGCCTAACGGAAAAGTCCTTAATAAGTCGTTTCGCGGTCTTGCTGAATCACAAGCTGACTTGTTTGCCAAAACAGTGCGGAATGGTTTATTGACTGGTGAATCAACAGACAAGATTGCGCGACGATTGAAAGGACGATTGCAGTTTGGAGATTTTGGCCCTTTGTCTGTTCGTCAATTAGCTCAAGCTGGCGGAGAGCTTACCTCGGTTGCAAACC